GATGGAACGGCCAGTTGGTTTTACGACCTCTGGTGTTTTTGCGAAGAAGACAAAACCGGCGATTGGATTCGCTGGTGCTACACAACGATCGAAGGAGGCAACGTTCCAGCACATGAAGTCGAAGCAGCCCGCGCTCAGCTTGATTCGCGCACGTTCCGCCAGGAATTCGAAGCGTCGTTCGAGAACCTCACCGGACTCGTCGCCGTCAGCTTCAACGACACCAACATCTCCACCGAAGCCCAAGACATCTCCGTCCTCCCCCTCCTCCTAGGGGTGGACTTCAACGTCGATCCAATGTCCGGCATCTGCGCCGTCAAAAAAGACGACACCCTCTACGTCTTCGACGAAATAATGATGCGCGGCGGCGCAACCACCTGGGACTTCGCGGAAGAAGTAACCCGCCGCTACGGGGTGGACCGTCGCGTTTTGGCCTGCCCCGACCCTACGGGTGGAGCCCGCAAAACCAGCGGCGTCGGCGTCACGGACCACACAATCCTCCGCCGCAGCGGTTTCACCGTCCAATCCCCCAAATCCCCCTGGAAAATCCGCGACAAGATCACCGCCGTCAACACCGCGCTACTCGACGCAAGCGGAGCCCGCCGCACCTACATCCACCCCCGCTGCAAAGAGCTAATCAAGTCACTCCGCACCCTGACCTACGCCCCTGGAACGGGTCTACCTAACAAAAATCTGGGAGTGGACCACGCGTTCGACGCATTTGGGTACTTAGTTCTGCAGCAATTCAACCTTGCAAAACCCGAAACACTAGGTACAACCTCTTACCGCATTTACTAAAATGAGCGGGTATTCCTTTATGAGGGGTGCACAGAGTCTCCTGCAGCGGATCAGGAGTGAGGGATGCAGGCGCGTGAGCCGGTTCTAGTCCGCAATCATTTGGGGCGTTAGACTGGGTATGTTGTTGCAGGTTGCGTCATGCCCAAGGGACCTGGTACTTACGGTACTAAGCGTGGCCGTCCACCCAAGAAAAAGAAGGGGATGAAGAAAGGCAGCAAAAAGATGCGTTGTAGCTGTGGCCAGTGAAAACGTTCCAACAAATAAGGCGCTTTACAGCCGTGTAAAAGCGGAAGCCAAGCGTAAGTTCGCGGTTTATCCGAGCGCGTATGCAAATGCGTGGCTGGTACGCGAATATAAGAATCGTGGTGGCACCTACGAGAAGGTAACCAGTGGCGGAACGAAAAAAACCACGAAAACCCGCAAAACCAAAAAAGCCAAGTAAGTCACGAGGCGGACTTGGCCGATGGTTTGACGAAAAATGGGTCGATATAAAGACCGGGAAGCCTTGTGGCCGCTCTAAAGGCGAAAAGCGGGACTACCCAGCGTGCCGACCGTCAAAACGAGTGTCATCTAAGACGCCTAAAACGACTGGTGAGATGTCAACTTCAGAAAAAGCCCGATTTAAGCGTGAAAAAACGGGCTCAAAGAAGATAAGCTACCAACATAAACGTCGTAAGCCTAAAGGTAAAAAATAATGGCTCATACAATCCATCGCCACACCAACATTGTTGAGCACCGTCAATCAACCACGTTGACCGCAGTCGATGATACCTTTGCCATCCATGCAGGTTCCGGCCACTTCCTTTTTGCCGTCAAATCGCAAAACGCCGCTGATTTCAAGATTTGCCTAGAAACCAGTTTCACTGGGACGGTATGGAAAAAACTAAACCCTAACGAAAACGGGGTTTTTCGCTGTTGCGACGATGATGATGATGACGACAACGGCACTCCGGAAAACATTCAAATTAATGCCGCTGGCGAATATGAATATACGTTTGCAAACGTGGTCTCGAACCACATTCGAGTGCGGATCCACTCGATTGCTTCTGGAACGCCGAGCGTGCTGTGCAAGATAGGCGTGGTTTATCAGGGTTGACGAGTTAGAATCGAGTTATAGACCCTTCCTATGTCTACTCATGGCCATCCTTCGCGGAGAGCAAGGTGCGGTCCAGTTTGACGCTGCTGGCTCTTCTAACGCCACCATCGTTGGAACCCGCAGCTGGACACTGAACATCACCAAAGACACGCTGGACGTTACCGATCATGGTGACACGTTCCGTGCATTTGTCGGCAGCATGATCAGCGGTTCTGGCACCGTTGAACTGGTGTACGACCCAGATGCAACCGGTCAGGCTGCATTTATCGAAGACGTAATTACTGCTGCAGACCCTGCAGACGCCACGTTTGAGCTGTTTACCACCGGCACCACCTCCGGTACTGACAGTGTGAGCTTTGCGGGCATTATCACCAGCATGGATATTGCATCCACTGTTGGCGATTTGGTCGTTGCCACCTGCAACTTCGTCACCAGCGGCGCTATTACCTCCAACCTTGAATAAGGTTTAGGACGATGGCAGAGCGCAAAAAGCGTAAGCGTGGTCCCAACCTTAGTGTTGGGCGTGGCGAAAAGCTGCCTGCTAGTAAAGGTGCTGGCCTGACCGCTAAAGGTCGGGCTAAGTACAACCGGCAAACAGGTTCTAATTTAAAACCGCCGGTTACAGGCAAGCCAAAGACAAAGGAAGAAGCTGCCCGTAAGCGTTCTTTCTGCGCTCGAAGTCGTAATTGGACTGGTGAACGGGGTAAAGCGGCTCGTCGTCGATGGGGCTGTTAGTAACTCAATTTTGAGGTGTCATGACTTACTCCGTTCCTGGTCTCGTTAGAACGAATATCGTCAGCAGTTCCTACATGGGAAGTGTTGACAGTCCGTTCGTGCGAACACGGGCAGTAATCGACCAGATGAAGGGCTGGGAGATTATGAAAGCCGTTGTTTCTGGAACGGAATATCTACGTGAAAATAGCGAAACATTTTTACCGCTAGAGCCCCGCGAGGACTACACGGCTTATCTAGCGCGTGTAAACCGTGCTGTTTTTACGCCTTACACGCAGCGTTTAATACGAGCAGCGGCTGGTTTAATTTTACGTAAACCGATCAGTGTCACTGGTGCGCCGTACTGGACCGAAGTTTTTAACAAGGATGTTGACGGTTGCGGCTCTGACTTGGATGAGTACGCACGTCGATTGGTCACTTGTGCTTTGACATACGGCCATTCACACATTCTTGTTGATTTTCCCGCTCCAACAAATGCAAGAAGTTTGGCGGAAGAGCGTGCTCTTAATCGTCGGCCCTATTGGATTGAAGTGGATCCAACCAATGTCTACGGGTGGCGACTGGATCGGGAAGCAAATTATGGCAGTCTTACGCAGGTTCGGATTGGCGAAAAAGCGGTTGTAGCGGATGGAGAGTTCGGAGAACAAGTTTATGACCAAGTACGTGTCATTGAGTCAGGTCGCTATCGCGTCTTTAGACAGGAGCAGAAAAAACAAGAAATGCAAGGGCCATTTCCATACCCCGCTTCATTCAATCAATCCGACGCTACGTCGGAGTACGAGTTGGTTGAGTCGGGTGATTTTTCACTTGGGCAAATTCCGCTGGTAACAATTTATGCCGACAAAAAAGATGCGATGACTAGCCGTCCACCACTGTTGGACATAGCGCATTTAAATCTGGCGCACTTCCAACGACAAGCTGACCTTATACATAGCTTGCATATTGCCAGCCAACCAATGCTGGTATTGGAGGGCTGGGACGATCAAACAAAAGACATGGCTATCAGCGTTAATTATGCGATGGCGACTCAGCCGGGTAATAAGGTTTATTACGTGGAGCCTGCATCAAGCGCGTTTGAAGCGCAAACATCAGAAATCCAAGAGTTGCAGCAACAGATGGCGACGTTAGGCATCAGTACGTTGAGTCAGCAGAAATTTGTTGCTGAATCTGCGGATGCCCGGCGTTTAGATCGAATCGACACTAATTCAATGTTGTCGATGGTATCAATGGATCTGGAGTCAGGTTTGCAGAAGTCTTACAACCTTGCTGCTGATTATTTAGGTATTGAACCGCCTGAAGTCAAAATTAGTCGTGACTTTGATCTGCAACGGTTGATTGGTCAGGATATTGCTGCCATGGGGCAGCTATTCCAAGATCAAATTATTGATCGTGAAGAGTTTCGCGACATGCTGGTACAAGGTGAAATCCTGCCCATGTCGGCAGAAGCAGAATCAAGCGGTACAGTAGAAGAGTAATAGCTTTTGTTCTCATGGGAATGCGTTTCGAGGAGATCAATCCGCCTAAAAAAGAGGAGTGCCCAATGCCTGAGCCCAAAAAGACAACTAAACAAGCAAAAAGTAGTAAGGTAGAGAAGTCAACTAAATCCTAATAATGGAAGAGCAAGTCATTCAGGAGACGCCCGTGGCGTCCTCTGAGCAGCCCGTGGCTGAGACGACAGGCGCTGTCAACATTGTTGATAACACTGCTGCTTACGAGCAACAAATTCAAGCGTTGACGCAACGCGCCACTAAAGCTGAGGAAAAGTTCCAAGGCATCAAAAGCAAGCTTGACGACGTTTACAAAAAACAAGACGAGCAACGTCGTAAAACACTGGAGGATCAGGGCCAGTGGAAAGATCTTTGGGAAGAAGCCAACAAAACTGCTCAAACCAAAGACCAACAGATTGCGGATTTGGAGCGTCAGCTAGCTGATCTTCGGGCTTCTAACGAAACTGCTGCAATGAAAACATCTGCATTGTCAGCCATTAGTCAGTCTGGAGCGATCAATGCCGAGCAGATGCTGCAGCTTGTTCAAAGTAATTTGAAGAAGTCTGATGACGGTAGTGTCAAGGTATTGAACGGCGGTGTTGAAGAAGACCTTAATGTCTACCTTGCCAAGCTAAAAAATCCTGGTTCCGGGTTTGAGCACCACTTCAAGCCAAGTGCTCAAGCGGGCATGGGTGCAAAACCAACAACGGGAACTGCTGGCGCTGCAGGTATCGCTAATCCCTGGGCAGAAGGTAGTATTAACTTAACCAAGCAAATGACCTTGGAAGTTACCGACCCTGACCTTGCAGCTGTGCTCAAGAGAGAGGCCGGTAAATAGTCCCCGTGGGACACCATCTCAAGTCCGTGACTTGAAAACCCGCAAACTTTATCCCTGAATAAGAAATGGCCGCACCATTTCAGAATTATTCCGGCGGTGTCCTTCTGGCGGACATTGTAAAAAGGAATAATCTCAGCACTTATGTGTCTGAGGCCATCAAAGAGCGCAGCTTGTTCGTCAAGTCTGGCGCTGTTGTTCGTAACGCCATTCTCGATGCACGGGAAGGCGGTACTCGCATTCAAGTTCCTGAGTTCAACCCCGTGTCTCCGACTGAGGAGATCATCGACGGTACTGCAACTTGGGGCACCAGCGGCGCTGGTTATCTGACTCCTCAGAAGATCGGAACCGGAACCCAGATTGCAACCATCTGCCACCGTGCATTCGCATATGCGGTGGATGACATTGCAGTTCTGGCTGCTGGTGAAGATCCCATGCTTCACATCCGCAACCAGCTTGCTGATGCAATCAACAAGAAGAAGAGCGCACGTCTCTTCTCCCATCTTGCTGGTCTGTTCGGCACTGCTCTGTCTGGTAACGCACTGGACAAAGGCGTTGCTGCTGCTTCCGGCGCTGCAGAGGCCAACTTCCTGACCGCTGCAACTGTTGCTGAAGCTCGTTCCAAGCTGGGTGAGCGTGGCGAAGAGCTGGACACTCTGATTGTTCACCCCTCCGTCGCTTACTACCTGTATCAGGTAGGAATGCTGACGTTCTCTACTTCAGCACTTGCTGCTTCTGGCGCGGTGACCTGGGGTGGTGGTGGCGTCGGCGTTGGCGCTCGTGAGGTTGGCGAATTTGCTGGCATGAACGTCATTGTTGATTCTCAGGTCAACACTGTCGCTCCTGGCACCTCTGGCCACCAGAAAGAGTTCTACTGCTATCTGGTGAAGTCCGGCACCATCCTTGAAGGTGTCCAGCAAGATCTTCGGATTGAAGCTGAGCGCAACATCATGTCCAAGCAGGATGTGATCTCTGTTGATTACCACACCGCTTATCACGTGATGGGCACCAAGTGGAGCAACGCTGGTGACAACCCCACCAACACTGCCTTGGCAACTGCTGGTAACTGGGCTGCCACTTATGACATCGACCTGATCCCCATGGTTCAGCTCACCGTCAACAGCTCCTTGGATACGTCCACCATCTGATCCTGATCAGAGCAAAGGCCCTACCATTAGGTGGGGCCACCTTCTTTTTGCGCTATGGCTGCCACGATCAACGCCACACTGAAAAGTGCGACAGCCAACAGCTTCGTGACGTTGGCCGAAGCCAACACGTATTTTGAAACCGTTCCAGATAGCACCAACTGGGACGACAAGACTGACGATCAAAAGAATCGTGCACTGATCTCAGCTACACGCTGGATCGACACCTTGAATTTTTACGGTGATCGTTGCGATACAAGCCAAGCTCTAAACTGGCCCCGCAACAATTATCACGTGGATCGTGTGGAGTTGGTTTGCACCAGCATTCCAAACGACATCAAATACGCTACTTATGAGTTAGCCAACGCACTGGCTAATGACACGGAATCGATTACAGGGTCTACCGGCGATACGGGGTTGTACGAATCCGTCAAACTCGGTGAGATGGAGGTTAAGTACAACACTTCTAGTCAAGCTACCGGCACTGTTAACAACGTATTCGACGTTTATCCTTGGCTGCAGTCTTATCTTGGGGCTTATTGCCTTGGTGGTAGCGGCTCGTATTCTATCCGCGTTGTAAGGGGTTGAGATGGCTGGAGCACTCGACAAGGTTTTCAAAGAAGCAGCTAAGGCAATCGTTGCGGACCTTGGCGACGGCTTAGACACCAAAATTGACTACACCCGCAAGTTTGATGGGTCGTACGACACGGCTAAGGGTACGTTCACGACATTTGACCGCCCGTACTTCAACCTAAAGTGCCCGATTGAGTTTGTTCGATCAGAGGAAGAAGAGGGGCGTGAAGAGCGTAAAGCTCGTGTCTACGTTTCGCCTGACCAGATAGGTGGCAATCAGCCTACGTTCCAGGATGAAGTGACGCTGAAGTTTGCAGGCTCAAGCCGTGCTGCTCAGATCACCGACATTGAAACGTTTCGCGGCGGTCAAGAGTACCTGTATATCTTGCTGGTGAGGTTCTGATGGCTAGCCAACGACCCCTTTCGCAAGCGAAGTCAGATTTAGACGCTTATTTGAATCAAAGTTTTAACCGACTAATTGCCACGACCATGAGACGACTGGCGACCAAAAAGCGCAGTCCTGTTTATACGGGCTTTTTTGCGTCAAGCTGGCAAGCAAGCAGCTCTCCGATTATCGCTAAAGACAAGGTTGAAGCTTGGGCTCCTTGGTCTGAAATTAGGCAGCGTAAATCTAAAGACCCTAAAAACAAAGAGTACCAAATTATCCCAAGATTTTATCCACCCGATAAAGCGTATAACTATAAAAGACGTGTTTACATAGGCAACACCGCCGAGTATTCAGTGTACGCCTTGGAAAGTGGAAAAGTTCAGCAATTTGTTCAAGGGCCTGAAATGAGAAGACTGGTTACTGAGGCGTTCGACGAACGCAAGGCGCGTATTTCGATCGGAGCCAGACAGGTTGCTGGTACGTTTGGCACTACGGCTGGCAAGATTTACACTGGCTATACCGAGCTGTAGCTATGACCTTAGTCAACGCCAGAGCAGCTTTTGAAAAGGCTGTAACCGATGCAGTATCGGATGCAGACGATACGGTTTTGATGGTCTACGACAACGTGGCGTTTACAACGCCTGGTAAGACCAAGAAATACATCCTGATGAGTGTCAGTTTTGGACAATCCACACTACAAAACCAAGGCGCAGCACAGGATTACTACGCCGGAACGATCCAGTGCAACGTTTACGTCCCGAAGTCCGCTGGGACGGCAGTGCTGTCAGCGATTAGCGAGTCAGTCATTGACGGCTTGACTTCAGTTAATGCCAGCGGATACACCGACACGTTTAGCAGTAAGCCCAGAGTGCTCGACATTGTTGGCCCTACGCCGTTAGATATTGAGGACAGATCGCACTTTGTCGGGGTAATTTCTTGCCAATTCACGGCAACAGCGTAGTATTCTAGTTGGGGCATGAAAGCACTTTATGCGAGCTTCTGAGCTGCTTCGGAGCAAGTTTGGCGTTAGTCAGCTGTATAAGCATCAGGTAAAGCAGGGTGATGAAGTGATCTTGGAGATCTACTGGCACCCGCTGACTATTTCCGAACGGGAATCGATTCAAAAAACAGCTGAAGCCGATGATGCGGCAGATTTTGCCTTGTGTTTGATGCTGCGTAAAGCGTTGGATGCAGACGGCAAGCGCATCTTCCAGGATGGCGAAAAAGCTGTGCTGAAGAATTCTGTTGACGCTTCGATCTTGCAGGAGATTCAGCTGGCCATGCTGACTTCAGGCACAGAACAGAAGGTGGAGGAAGCGAAGGCAGACCTCAAAAGCTAATAGTGACTGGTACTTTATGTATTTTCTCGCGAAAGAGCTGGGCATGACGCTTTCTGCTCTTTCGTCTGAACTAACGCAAGAAGAGCTTGTTGGTTGGGCGGCGTACTACGACTTGAAGCACGAAGAAGAGCAGAAAGCCCTTGACCAGAGCAAAACCAGCAAGCAGGTCAGAACGATGTCAGCGCGATAGACTTGACTGAGTAGTCGGTGCCGTCCCAGCCATGGATTATGGGATCAATATAGGCGTCGGCTTTACTGGGCTCAGCAGGCTCAATGCTGCTGTCAACCAGATTGAGAGAATAAATGCAGCTGTAGATAACTTAAACGCCAACCCCCTTACTCTTTTCAAGAAGGGCAAAGGATCGGCTCCTGATGAGGTCGCTTCACTAAATACAGCGATAATGGATCTCGTTCGTAGTTTTACGAACGGGGAAAGAAAACTAGGCGGAACTTTTGCTTCTGTAGCCGCTCAAGCCGCTTCTTTCGGAGACATCCTTGAGCAAGTTGATGGTACGTTTACAAACATCTCCAGCAAAGCAGCAAAAGATAGCGGACTCAACCAATTAGCCAAGCTATTTGGTGAAGCGACCTTGAAAGCTGAAAAGTTTGCTGCAGCTCAAGAAAAAATAAGGCAGCAAGGTATTGCTGCAGCCCAAAACATTTCGCCGGGCGGCGCATTTGGAAAATTTACTGTTTTAGGCTCTCCCGAAGCTATTCAACAACAGGGAATTTTTGAAGCAAAGGTAGCTGCACAAAGAAGAAAGAACGCAAAAAATGACCTGATGTTCCAGCGCTTGCGTTTAGAGGTTTTGACCTCGCAAGCTCGAATCTTAGAAGAGCAGGTAAGGTCTTCATCAAGAATTGGACGGCTTGCTGCTGATAAACGTGTTCAGAGCGCAGCAATCAGCGGTGGATTCCCGTTGTTGTTTGGAGGAGGTCCAGGAGCCGTTATTGGTGGTGGTATTGGAGGATTTCTCGGAGATTTTGCGGGAGGTATTGCAGGTTCTGCCATCGGCCAAACGTTCGATCAGTTGGTTGAACGAGCCAATGCGATTGGCAATGCCATTGGAGCGCTGGACTTTGACACGCTGGAACAGTCTGGCGTGCGAGTCAATGCAGAACTTCAACTTCAGATTGAAAAACTGCAAGAGCTACGTCAGTTCAAAGAGGCAGAAGCGCTTCTGTCGCAAGAGGTAAACGCACAGGTTGGGACACTCCCTGGAACGATTGAGGACGCAGCAAATGCAGGCAACCTGCTTGGAAACGCATTCCAAGAATTACTAAACTCTGCTGGGGCAACACTAGCTATCGTTGGAGCGCCGTTTGCTGCAGCATTAGCGTTAATTCTTAAAACAGTAAACGAATTATTCAGAGTAGTAAATCTTGTGTTTTCTATTCTTGGCGCTGGAATTAAAAAAGTAGGAGAGTTTGTTTTAGAACTTGTTCTAGGAGAGGATCAAGTAAACAGAATAAATGAAGCCTTGAAAAACTCGTCTGGAAACCTGAAAGAAGCGCGACTTGAAGCAGCAGAGTTTAGGAGAGAGCTAGAGGGAACATACGCAGGACTCAATGAGGAAATCGTTGCGCTGAAGCAGAACCTTAAGTTTGAGCAACAAAGACAGACAGGTGTTGACGATCAATCAAGGCTTGAAAATCTAGCGCTTGAAAAACGGATTGCCCTTCAAGCGGCGTTTGACAAGAAAATTGCTGAAAGAGCCGAGCTTCGCACACAAGGTCTGCTGACTGAGCAAGCAGCCAATCAGATTGAATTGCGTTTCCAAATAGAAAGAGAACTGGCTGAAGAGCGGTATCAAAACAAAGTAGAAGTTTTTAATGCTAACAGCGCTAAAAAATCACAAAGAGAAGATGAAAGAAAGTTACGGGCCATTGAGAAAAGAATTAAAGCAACAGATAGGGAATTGGCACGTTCCGCAAATGCTTTTAACAAAGTTGATGATCAATTAACCGATATTATCAACAAAAATAAGGACAAAGTTGCGTTTGAGCGTGAATACGCTGAGTTAATTAGAGGCGGAAGCACGCCTGCTGCTGCTCAGCAAGCCATTGAGCTTAAAAAGCAGCTCCTTGAGCTGGACCGTAGGTATGAAAAAGAAATAAAAGCGCTAGACGCGCAACTTGCAAAAACCGAACTTGTAATTTTAGAGCAGATAGCGGTAGATGGGGTTACAGACGCAATAAAGAGACAGATAGAAGAATACAACAGGCTTAAGGATGTAAGGGATGGATTGGCAGATAAGAAAGAAGGTGCTGAAGGAGCGATAAACGAAGCGCTAGCACCCAAAAGCGACCGTGAACGCTTGCAGGAGTATTTAGACAAACTCCAGGAACAGCTCAACGACCTGAATGACCCGGTAAAGCAAATAACCAGCCTTGCCGAAACACTCGGCAGTGCATTTAGCGAGTCGTTTAAGGGGATCGTTGATGGCAGCATGAGTGCCCGTGAAGCGTTGGCCAACCTGTTCCAGCGCACAGCGGATCACTTCCTTGATATGGCTGCACAGATGATTGCAGCTCAGCTCAAGATGCAGGCAGTAAACCTGTTTATGAGCTTCTTTCCTACCAGTTTTACACCGCTGCCTGGATCAGCCCCCCAGATGAAACCGGGTGCAGTAGTTACTCCAACGGGATTTCAAGGGCAATTTGACGGGTTCGCTGCAAATGGTGGTCCGGTAACGGGAGGCAAGTCTTATATCGTTGGAGAGCGGGGTCCGGAGCTGTTTACCCCTGGAGTGTCTGGGGGTATTACGCCAAACCACGCCTTAGGCGGAGCTAACGTGACCGTAAACGTAGACGCTTCTGGTTCGTCTGTTGAGGGCAACGCTGATCAAGCTTCGCAACTTGGCAAGGCAATCGGTATTGCTGTGCAACAAGAGCTGGTGAAGCAGAAACGTCCTGGCGGTCTCCTTGCAAGCTAATGGCTACTTTCCCGTCAATCACGCCGACCTACGGTATTCAAAAGCGCAGCGCACCAAACGTCAGAACGGTGCGTTTCGGTGATGGGTACGAAAAGCGCCTGACATTTGGCTTGAATCAAAATCCCAAGGTTTACAACCTGACGTTTGAGGTGTCAGAGACTGACGCCGACACCATCGAGACATTTTTAGATGCTCGTGCAGACGATAACGCCGCATTTGACTTCACCCCGCCTGGCGAAGCAGATGAGGCCAAGTTTGTCTGCGAGGAGTGGAGCAAGTCGATTCCATACTTGAATCGCGCCACAATCCAAGCAACGTTTCGCCAAGTTTTTGAACCGTAATGGCAGTAGCAGCCTGGGCAGCTAGTACCGCGTTTTCTGTTGGCGACATCCGACGCGCCAGCGTTGAGCAGCCGTCTGGTTTGTTCTTCCGTTGTTCTACGGCTGGAACGTCAGCAAGTTCAGAACCTGGCTGGCCAAACATGGTTGGCGACACGGTTACGGATGGAACGTGTGTTTGGACTGCAATTGCGTCGGCTTATGAGGAGTTAGCGAAGATTAACTCCAGCGCAATTATTGAGCTATTTCAACTAAGACTCGATTCAGCGCTGCACGGCAGCAGTGATGTTTACCGCTTCCATGCTGGGGCTAATGCTGACGTTGACGGCAACATTGTTTTTGATGGTGCAACCTACAGTCGCGTTCCGCTCAAGGCTGATGGTTTTGAATACACGAATACTGGCACGTTGCCCCGGCCAACACTGACCATTAGCAACCTCAGCAGCACTATTAGCGCGTTGTTGTTGCTTGTCAACGCTACAACCGCAGGCAATGACCTTGGCGGGGCGGAGGTTCGCAGAATTAGGACACTGAAAAAATATCTTGACGGCGAGAGCGCAGCAGACCCTAATGCTCAATTCCCGCAAGAGCGTTGGTTTATTGATCGAAAATCCAGCGAAACACGGGACAGCGTGACGTTTGAGTTGGCGAGCAAGTTTGATTTGGCAGGTCAAAAGATTCCAAAGCGCCAGATCATCGCCAATATCTGCCAGTGGAAGTATCGCAGCAGCGAATGTAGCTACACCGGCACTGATTACTACGACGTGAACGGCAACGAGGTCAGCACTGAAGCGCAGGATGTTTGTGGCAAGCGGGTTGCCAGCTGCAAGCTGCGGTTTGGCGAAAATGCTGAACTGCCGTTTGGCTCATTCCCTGGAGCGGGTCTGACCAAGTGATGCGTTTATCGCCAGCCATGAAGGCTGAGATTTTGGAGCACGCCAAGGCTGAAACACCACGCGAGTGCTGCGGCTTGGTTGCTGTTGTCAAAGGACGGCGCAGATACTTCCCGTGCCAGAACATTGCCGAAACACCAGACGAGCACTTTGTTCTTAACGGTTGGGACGCTGTAGAGGATCAGGGCGAAGTGGTCGCTATTGTTCACAGCCATCCGAAGACCAACCCTGAGCCATCAACGGCTGATCGTGTTGCCTGTGAAAAGTCGGAGTTGCCATGGTTCATCGTCAATCCCAACACTGAAGGCTGGGGCTATTGCGAGCCAGCTGGCTTTGAGTTGCCGTATGTGGGGCGTGAGTTTGTGTTTGGCGTGGTGGACTGCTACACGCTTGTGCGCGACTGGTACGCAAGAGAGTACGGCGTTCAGTTGCGGGACTATGACCGCAGAGACAAGTTCTGGGATCGTGGTGAGAACTTGTATTTGGACAATTTTGCTGCTGAGGGGTTTAGCAGGATTTCGGTTGAGGAGGTGCAGCGCGGTGACTTGATTTTGATGAATCTGGTTTCACCGTTGCCAAACCATGCAGCGATCTACTTGGGTGATCAACAGGTGCTGCATCATGTGCAGGGCAGATTGTCTAGCAGGGATGTCTATGGCGGTTACTATGGAAAGAGCACTGCCTGCGCCTTGAGGCATGAAAGTCGTTAAGGTCTACGGCGCTTTGCGTAAACGGCTTGGTCAATGCCGGTTTGAGTTTGATGTAGCAACACCAGCACAAGCAATCAAGGCATTGTGTGTCAACTTTCCAGGGCTGGATAAGTGGTTGATTGACAGCGAAAAAGATGGCATTGGTTATCGAGTTCGGATAGGCAAAGAAGTTGTAAAGAAAGAGGACATGACCCCGTTGGTCATGCCGTTTAGCGAAAAGGAGGTTTTTAGCATCACACCTGTAGTTGCTGGTGCGGGCCGGGGGGCGGGAGCGATTATTGCTGGTGCTGGCTTGATTGCTCTTGCAATCATCACACAAGGTGGTTCTTTGGCTTTTACAGCAGGCGGATTTGGTGCGGTGGGAGCAGGAGGAACAGCTGTAAGTTTTGGTGCGGCTGCATTCGGAACAAAGCTTGCGATTGTGGCTGGCAACCTCGGTGTTGCGTTGGTCTTGGGGGGCATTGCGCAATCTCTTTCACCTCAGCCAGAGTTAAATAGCACGCTTGACGAGTCAGTGCAGCTGGAGTCGTTTACCTTCTCCAACGTCGTCAACACCAGTCGTCAGGGCATGGCCTGCCCAATAGCCTATGGACGGGTGTTTGTTGGATCAGCAGTGCTGTCCAGCGGTCTTGACGTTGATCAGGTGCAGGCATGACTCAGACCAAATACGTCGTTGGCGCTGGTGGTGGCGGCGGTAAAGGCGGTGGCGGTAGAAGCACGCCAACCGAGCAGGACGATACGCTCCAATCAACACAGTTTGCCAACGTCCTTGATCTAATTAGCGAAGGCGAGATTGGCGGCCTTGAGGATGGCAACAAAAGCATTTTCTTAGACGATACGCCTGTTCAAGCAGCTGATGGCACCAACAATTTTGAGGGTTTTACTGTTGTTACCCGTGTTGGAACGCAGGCTCAAACACACCTTGCTGGACCGTTTAACACAACAGAACGAGAAACAGCAGTTGGCGTTGAGGTCACAAACGGCACTTCAGTTACTCGCAGCATCACGGATACAGATGTTGATCGTTTGCGTGTCACGCTGACAATTCCATCGCTTCAAGTGCTAGAAGATGATGGTGACGTTGTTGGTAACAGCGTTCAGATCAAGATTCAGATTCAGTACAACAGCGGTGGATATAACGACGTTATTACTGACACGATCAGCGGTAAAAGCAGCAACCGTTATCAGCGAGATTATCTAGTCAATCTGACTGGCAGCTTTCCTGTTGATGTACGGATGGTGCGTGTCAGCGCAGACGAGACTAGTCAAAAACGAGCCAGCAGCACGATTTTTCAAAGCTTTACTGAGATTATTGATGATAAGTTCCGCTATCCCAACTCAGCACTTGTTGGATTGCGGTTTGACTCGCGCCAGTTCAACAGCATTCCAACTCGTAAATATCTAATTCGTGGAATCAAGGTCAAGATTCCAAGCAATGCAACGGTAGACACCACAACTCATCTAGGACGCATCACTTATTCCGGCATTTGGGACGGAACTTTTCAAGCTGCAACATGGACAAATGATCCGGCCTGGTGCCTATATGACCTTTTGATTTCTGAGAGGTATGGAGCAGGCGTTCCAGAGTCATCGCTTGATAAGTACGACTTCTTTGCGATTAGCCAGTATTGCAACGAACTTGTTGATGATGGAGCGGGCGATGTGGAGCCGCGCTTCAGCCTCAACATGCTGATCAACAGCAGGGATGAGGTCTATAACGTCATCCAGCAGATGACGGCCATTTTCCGTGGCATTGCATATTACGGCGCCGGAACGTTGCAGCTGCTGCAGGACAAGCCATCTGATCCGCAGTATTTGCTTGGGCCTAGCAATGTTGTTGACGGGATTTTTGAGTATTCAGGCTCGTCTCAGAAAGCGCGACACACTGTTGCTGTTGTTGCTTGGCAGTCATATGACACCCGTGGTGATGTTGAATATGAATACGTTGAAGATCATGATGCGGTTGCCAAGTACGGCATTATCAAAAAAGACATCAAGGCGATTGGCTGTTACAGCCAAGGCCAGGCTCACAGGATTGGCAAATGGACCTTGCTGTCTGAGCAAAACCTAACTGAAGTGGTTGGGTTTTCTGTTGCCATCGAGAGCGGGATTATCTTGCGACCTGGCATGGTCATTGATATTGCCGATCCTGTTAAAGCTGGAGCGCGTCGTTCTGGTCGGATCAAACGTGCATCCACAACAAGAATTGCAACCGACAGTGCAGATGATCTGGTGACTTCACTGGCAGCAGCCAACAACCCAAAGCTGTCAGTGATTTTGCCTAGCGGAATTGTTGAGCAAAGAAGCGTCCCTGTTGGTGGTATTACCTTTGCAGGCGGGGAAGAAACTGTTTCTGCTGGTCAATTTGAGGTTGAGGATGGGGACGACCTGTTGCTTGAGGATGGCAACAAATACATCCTGCAAGGTGACACCATAGTTGATGGCGTAGACATTGACGTAACGCCTGCATTTAGCGAAGCACCTGCTCCTGGAACGGTATTTCTATTTCAAAACGACGAAATCCAGTCCCAACAGTTTCGCGTTGTATCTGTTGCTGAGGCGGAAGAGGGTATTTACGGCGTCAGTGCTGTTGCTTATAACAGCACGATTTATGACGCGGTTGAATCTGACAATGAGCTGACCAATCGCGACATCAGCAACCTATCTTTAATCCCTAATCCAGTTGACAGCGTTAGCGTTGACGAGTTCTTATACGAGGAAGGCAATGGCGTGCA